TCAGCTGTAGCGCCAGATTCAATTCCGTCTAGCTTAGTTCCATCAGTAGCCACATCACGACCGTCTACAGTTCCGCCGACCGTGATGTTTCCAGAGGCTGCAACAGTCGTAAACGAGCCTGCAGCGGCTGTAGTCGCGCCAATAATTGCGCCATCTATTGTGCCACCATTAATATCTGGAGATGTCAAAGTTTTATTAGTAAGTGTTTGAGTGTCAGTTAGCGTAGTAACCGTACTATCAATAGAAACCGTCAGAGTATTTATAGCTCCAGATGTATCGATGCCTGTGCCGCCAGCAATCGTTAAAGTCTCTGAATCTAAATCAACGCTTAGTGCGCCGCCAGAGTCTCCTTGAAAATCTAAGTCTTGTGCAGTGACCTGCGAATCTACATAGGCTTTGATGCTTTGTTGAGTAGCTAGTGCTGTTGCGCTGTTTGATGTCATTGCATCTTCATCAAGAACAGCAGTCACTGTAGCGCCAGAACTTAAAACAAGGCTATCAGCATTAACAGTTCCATCAAAATAAGCGTCTTTAAATTGTAAACTTGCTGAGCCTAAATTAATATCATTTGTTGTAACTGGAATTATTGCACCATCTTGTAGTCTTATTTGTTCGACAGAGGCTCCAGCAACTTCAACAAAAAACCCCCAACGATTATTTGTTCCATCAACAACAATCTTATTGTTAAAGTCTAGGTCGCCTATTTGCGCAATGTTGCCGCCCTGACCAATTGAACCATCGTGTCTATGCCCTGTAGCCGAAACATCTGTCGAAGAATAAGCAAAAGCATTTACAAGCTGATTATATTCATTATTAAAAAGAGAGGCTGTAATTGTATCGCCATCTGCAAAAGAACTCTGTCTTGTATAATTTTGAGCCATGTATTTCTATCTCCTACCTGATGGCATATAATCTATGTACAAACCATTAATTGAATAAGGGGCGCTAATCGTATTAGTATAAATTGTAAAGTTTACTGTGTTGCCGCTGCCTTCTACGGGCTGGCGTACCATTGGATCTTTAGTTGCTCCAAAAGTAGCTGTGCCAAAGATTGCTGTACCGAAAGCCGCCGGAAACTGAATGTTTTCTAACAAATAGTCTGCGGGTTGAGGCAAATTAGGATCTTCAAAATCATAACGTATTCGAAGATATGGAGCTACTTCACCTTCTGGGCTTAAAGAAGTTCTAACATACTTTAATGTTTTCTTTGTTCCAACATCACCAAAGTCAAAAAACGGAGTAGTATATGAAGCATTAATTGCGACTTCTGCACCTGCTGGGTTGAAAAAGTTTCCAGACTCATGCGTATAAATATAACCGTCTTTATCGCCGTGATAGATTTTTTCTATACCTTCTGAGTTATATTCGGATGCGAAGCCGTGTGCTTGTATTCCAACTGTTTCAGACCACTCATAGCCGTTAGGTGTTAGTGTTCCGATAATTCCTCTAGATGTTACATAGTTTTCAGAAGTTGTAGAATAAAAAAGCCTGTATTGAGATTTAGCTCTAATTACTGCGCTGCTAATTATATAGCCTTCTTCGTATTGTGAAATACTGGATACAACACTCTGTATCTGACGCGAAACAGAACTTAATTCAACATCTCCAATCTTCTGAGTACCCGCTACAGTTCTTAAACCATCGGGCGCTAGAAAGATTAAGTCACCACCAATCTCTTGAATGCTATAACCAGAAAGACATCCTACGTTGTTTGTTACTTGGACAATTTGAATGCTTGTTGGGTCATTGATATTATCAAGTCTATGAATAGTATTTTCACAAAAAACATAAAGACTATTACGAAAAGATTTAATACCTGTTATTGTATCTGCAAATGTAACAGCTCCTGAACCAACGCCTGTAAAATTTCTATCGCTGTTAGTTTGTGAATAATACAAAGTGTTAGGAGCGTTTATAGAATCTATAATACAAAGATGTTTGTCGTGATGTTCTAAATATTTTCCTGCGGCTACTGTAGAAATTTCTTCATAGTGAAAGGTGCGGGTAGCTCCTGTACCATCAATATGAAAAAGAGCTACTTCATCAGCGCCTGTCGCTATTGCTAAAGTTCCATAAGGATTTAAAGCATAGTTTGTTGCACCTTTAATAACAACAAATTGTGCTTGGTCTTGAGATGGGCGATCTAGTTCTGTTAGGCTTGAAAGATTGGCTTCTAAAGCTCCGGATGCTCCAGTGTCGTAGTTTATTTGTGTCCAAGAGATTCCATCTTCTGAATAGAATATTCCTGTGCCTACACAAGCTACAACGCCTAAAGCATAAGGCATTACACCAAAAACTCTATTTGTTCCGTTGGGCCTTGTGGCACTATCTCCACCAAAAAGACGATAGCCTTGTATACGCCGATAACCCCCATCAGGATCAACCTCAAAGTTTTGAAGTTTGCTTGCAAGTCCCGGCTGCTTTAACATCTCAAATTCATTGAGATTTGTGTTTAAGCCTCCACGACATGAAATACCAAAAGGTTGAGACATTTATACAAACCTCTTGCGGTCGTCTTTCATGTAGTCTGGCGCTGGTTCCATGAGATTAGATTTCATAAGGCGTAGGCCTCTTTTGTAATCTTCTTGTGCAAAAGCAGCAGCTTGATAATTTTCTTTGAATTGGTGTACATAGTATCTTGCGCGAGCAAGCAGCACAGATTTGTATGTGTTAGGAAGTAAAATCTGATCTGAATAAGCGTCTAACTCTGTTGGCAACACATACGCATAAAACCAAATCTTATAAGTTTTGTCAGGTATTGGGCTTAATCCAAATTTTAAATTATCTGGGCTGCGGATAACTCTTCGAGGCTCTCCCCAGTTCTGTGAGTCTGCATCATCATTATTTTCTGAAGCCCTATAAAAATCTTTCCACTCTTCGGTGGTTGTGTATTTTAAATTTTTAGAGACATACGGACTAGACTCACCATCAACACCAATAGTTGTAATGAAAAAATTGTCCCAGTCTATATAACCATAACTGTCTGTAAGGCTTGTAGCATCTGATTTTAATGCGTACCAGCGCGTACCAGCGGTTGTCTCAACGTTAACGTTTCCGTAGTATGGGTCTGTAGTACCGCTAGCCGCAACAGCCAAGAAAGGCCATTGAGGTTCTTCATTAACTATGTCAAGATATGCACGATTAACACATTCTTTAATGTGTTTTTGAATGCCTCTAGCACTTGCAAAACTAGCAGCCGTTAAGTCTACTTCGTTTAGTTCGTGCAAAAGCTCGTTTGTAAGTTGTAGGTATGTGGCAGACATTATGTTTTCTCAACTTTTTTTTCTTCTTTGTTTCCAAAGATTTTATCCCAGTTGTTGTCAAATTTGTTTTTGTCTATTTGACGAGGTCTTCCACGTTGCTGAGATCTAGGCTTTAATGTGAAAGGTTTGTCAGGTGTTCCCATCATTGGCATTATTATTTACCCTTTAAAAATTGGGAGGGGTGTTTCACCCTCCCGTGTTGTCATCTTAGTCGATAACGTAGTAGCCGCCGATAAGAGCTTCAGGGCGTAGGACTTTAGCGCCATAAACATGCAAGCCACGAACGATATCACCAAAGCTTGAAGGGTCACGAATGACTTCAGTGCTGGTGATAGTTTGTGCAGTTGCAGTAGAGCTAATGTGTCCAGCCATCAAGAAGCCAGTAGCGTTGCTGGTAGCAGGCAAGTTGTTAGACTTGTACATGCTAAAGCCACGCAGTTTACCAGAGCTAACTAGACCGTTGCGGATTGAACCTTGGCCAGCGTTGTAGTCAACAGACAGCAACTTAGAAGAGCTTTGAGAAAGCTGCTCATAGAAGTCTGGAGATGCTACAACCCAACGACCTTCTTCAGGAACGTTCTGTGCGTCAAGCAAACGAGCCATACGCGCTAGAACATCTAGAGGGTCAGTTTCGCCAATGCCGAGGTCAATAGCGCCAGCACCGTCATACACACCAGCAGTCAATGCAGTTGCACTGTCAGCGCCAAGAGTGTGGTCAGGGCTAGAAGCTGAAAGACCTGCTTGCATTTTAGCGATAACACCAGCATCGAAAGCATCGCGAAGTGCGTATGCTGCAGAGCTAGAAGCAACTTCTTTAAAGTTAACGTGAGACATTGAAGTTTCGATATCATCTACGATGAATTTGAAAGCATTCGCAGTGTCAACAACAAGAGTAGTCTCTTGGTCGGTCAACTTAGTTTGAGTTACGTCTTGTCCACGCTCGTACTGGTAAACAGAGATTGTAGGCTCTTTGATGATTCGTACAGAATCGCCATAAGCTGAGATCTCACCAGCGTAGTCGGTGTTAGTAATAGCTTCAGCTACAGATGCTTTACGGAAAAAGTTAAGAACTTTCTTGCTGTAAACTGCGGGTAGGAAAAACGAATTAGTTTGTCCGGCTACCGAGTTTGCAAAGTTAGCATCAGTATCTGTTGAGGGTTCAAAATATTGGTCAGAAACGTTATAAGCCATGAGTATAAACTCCTAAAAATAAAAAAACAAAGTATTAATTAACTACTCTGCCCTCACGGATTGCCAAATCGATTTCTTCTTCGTATTTGTCAAAATCGTCAATAGACAGCGCAGCTATTTCCCGTTGAGTCCAAACACGAGGCTGACGAGCATCTACAGTTGTAGTCTTTGTAGATACAAAGTCTGCAGCGTTTTGTTTGGAAGGCTGCGAGCGTTTTGACTTAGAACCGTCATTAATTTTGAGACCTTTTTCCATCTTATAAAAATCAATTGCACGACTTGCTAAACTAACATTATCAGGGTTGTTATAGATCCAACGTTGAATTTCTTCAGGTTGAGTCTTAGCCCACTGATGAAACGAATCATCTCCTCGAATATCTTCGAAGTCTGGGTGTCTTTCGCGCAGCTTGTTTTCGGCCTCTTTACGAGCTATCATGGCTTCTCGTTCTTCGATTGCTCGAAGTTTTTCTTGAAGCTGATTAACCTCTGCTTGAGATCGAAGATGCGCTACAGACTCTACAGTTTCGTAGAGATCAGGATACTCAGTTCGAAAACGCTCAAGTTCTTCAGGAGACTTAGGTGGCTGGTAGGTTGGTTGTGCCGCCCTTGCCTCTGCTAAAAGTTCTTGTTCGCGCTGTTTAAACTCAGCGATCTTTTCATCATAATGACGTTTTAAGTCGTCATATCTCTTTTTATAGTTGGAAGTATTTGAAGATTCTTTTTCTTGTTTTTTCGGGGCCGAAGCTTTTCGGGTAGCCGAAGAATCATCATCTCCAAAAAACAACGAATCTGCCGAAGCTGAATGCGGAGCATCTGGCGTATGCCACTCCTTTTTAGCGTTGTACGGATTTGCTGCAGTTTCAAAATTTTCTTCTTGTTCTTGTCGCATTGCTCACTCCTCTATGGGGCTTGTGTTTTTTCAAGGTGGCTATAGATACTGCGCTTTGTACTATAGGGTCTCGATACTTACAAGGTGGCCTCAAGGTAAATATAAAATAAGATTAAGGGTCAGAAAGTTTTCTGAGTAGCTTAACCGCCAATTAAACTAGGCATACGGTTTGCACGAAGCATTTGCCGTTCTACATCTAGTTGGGTTTGTGCTGAAGGCGTAGAAGTCTTTGATGTTCCACCACTTGCTACTGGGTCATCAACCGCAGACATAGGGTTAAACATTAAACCTCCTTCGGCCTTCTTCATTAAGCCACCATCATAGGCACGTTCGGCTTCGTCCATCATAGACTGAAGATTTTCAGCGCCTAGCTGATCTGTAGCTTTTTTGGTGAACACAAATTCACCATCTGAAAGACGAGCAGGAATATCATCAGATGTTCCATCACCCGGCCCTTCAACCTCTCCTGCGCCATCAAACTCGGCAGCAGAAAGAATTAGTTTATCAAAGATCTGACTTAGTTTGTCGTCAGACTCTAACATAGAATTTACGTAGTCTATTTCTTCTTCAGATAAAGTTTCGCCCATGACATATGAAACATAGTCTTTTTCCATTTCATCATCAGGCTTTTGAGAAGCCATGACATCTTCCATTTCATCTTCAGGGATATTAGAATATGTGTCTTCTGGGACTTCGTCTTCCATTTCCATTTCGGGCGGAATAAACAAAGAATTCATTTGGCCGCCTTTAGCTTTTACTTCTCTAGGGCCTAATTCTTTTACCATATTTTCAAATCCACCGAAAAGATCATAATCGTCTTCTGGGACATTATCTAAAAACTCACGGGTTTGTTGTGGATTAAGACCCATAGTATAGCTTTGAATATCATCTACACTGTTAAAAAACTGTAAGTTTTGTGCTGCTTCTGCTGGAGACATGTCTTGCATCATTTCAAGCATGTCATCTGCAGGCTCGTCCCCGACTCCAAACTTTGCTCGTGTAGCAGGAGAAAGAGAATCCATAAGATCCATATAATCTTCGTCTGAAAGCTCATCTAACAGCTGAGGATTTTTTTGCATTTCTTCTTGTAAAAGTTCTTCAGCTCGTGATTCGTCTACAACTTGTTTTTTCTTAGCTGCTGTTTTTACCGGAACTTTAATATCAAAAAGTTTTTCTACAAGGCTTACAATTTTACCTCCTTTAGATTTTTGAAGTCGTCCTGTTTTTCCCATCTCTGGCGGAACTAACATGCTTCTAGTTTTATTTTTTCGATTCATTTACTGT